CCAGCCGAAGCTAGGATGCGCGAAGTTGTTACATAGGTTCCGTCCTCATGCAGAGGATGATTTGTTACGCGACCATAAAGAACAGGCTTCACTAATTCGGGAGCCATGTAAGGATGCGTCACACGATCAGGGACCATACTCCAATCGTCAAGAAAAACACTAGGCTTATTCATTTGTAGCAGCCTCCTTCTCGGCTTCTTCCCTTACCGCTTCTCTACGGTTTTGTGCGATTGCCAGAGTGATCTGGTCTTGAAGTTGAGCAAGGCCAAGGTCCATGTTCTTGAAGAACAAAGTGACCTCGTTAGAAATTGTTTCGTTCTCTTCCTCATCATCCCAACTATATTGCTGGGCACCGATGTTTAGGGTGATCCAACCCGTACCATCGTTGTCGGGGCTGTGAACACGGGCTTTGCCAATTTCCGTGACATTGTGAATACTTAGACCAATCATTAGTTCCATTCCTCGTAAGCAGAATCCGAGGAATCGAATTCCTCATAGGGTTCGATGCAGAAATCCCGCTGTGCATCTTCCAGCGTGTACTCGTCGTTTTGAGGGACAACCTCATCGGACAGGAGTTGAGCAATTTCTAGATCGCTCAACAGTTCGACCTCTTCACCTTGTCGGGCTGCGAGATCTGCGAGTTGTTCATCGGAACGCACTTCGTCTATCATGTCTCCCATGATTTCGAGTCGTTCGATGTAAAGGTTTTCGTTGATGTTCATGCGTGTATTATACCACACTCAGGGCGTGGTGTCAAGGGTTATTCTTCGGAAACTCCGAAAACAGAATCTTGGCAAGACTGGCACATTCCAGAAATGGTGTACTCTTTCCAAGAGAGGGGATCACGGAAGGACTTGTTTTGTGCGTCCTGCCCACAGGTGGCACAGGTGAGAGAATCCACAGCATCCACGCGAGAGCGGCCTGTGATAGCCATAAGGAGCGCGTCGATAGCGGGAGCCTTGGGAGTGGCTTGGGTTTTGTCGTTTGTTTTCATGTGTGTATTATACCCTATGTAGGGTGGTTTGTCAAGGAGAATCCTAGAAAATTGTGGGAAGACTGGCAACGAGGTTGCCGAGCTTGATGGCAAGAACGCCAAAGGAGACGATGATACTACCCACGAAATCGTTGAAGACGAGGACAAGAGCGATGAGGATTATGTTTTTTGTTTTCATGTGTATATTATACCAAGTGGAATCGGGTTTGTCAAGCCTTTTGCCCCTGTTTTTCTCTTTTTTTGTGTGCGTAAGTGGTGTCTGCGTAAGGACTTAGGGGCTGCGCCCCGGCCCAAAATGTGCCCTGTCAAGCACATTCTGAGATTTTTTTAGTTCATGCAGTTGCCGAACCTATCGAACGGGGAAGCGTCTTCCGCGCCCTCACTCTTGAGGACACCAACGATTTCCAAGAGAGCGGGTTGCCAAGCTCGCATGAGCATAGCAACCGAACGACTGTCAGGACCGTCTCCAATATCAACGAGAACAGCAGAGACAGCCATCACGACTCCCATAGGAATTTGAAAAGTGATAGGAGCAAGCTCACCAATATTACAGCCCATGATATCGTTAGGATCACAGCCTTCGTTCACCATTTGAACAACGGTCTGTTTGGCAAATTCGTCTGCAAGAATTTCGTCCTCGCATTCAGAGAGAAGCATTCCACCAGTAGCGGCGAGATGCACAGGGTCGATCTGTATAGAGATCAGCGTGTTGATATCAAAGGGGGTTTTCATTTTCTAGTCCTTCAGGGGAAACTTGTTTTCGGAATCGTCAGCATCCTCGTCGCAGAGAGAGCAGACACGCTCCCAATCGTGAGCCTCGACAGCCTCAATAAGACAGCCAAGATTGCCAGCAGGAACATGACCCGCAACATCGTAAGGGAGCGTGACGAATTTGCCACGCGCATCCATAACAGCCACTTCCATAGAAACGGCTTGGTCCTCGATGCGCTCGCAATAGCTACCCTCACCGATAGCGATGGAGAGGGTGAAGCCTCGCAGATTGCGGATCTGGAAGCCACGGGCGTTGTCGAAGCAGGACAAGGTTGTTCTGGTGTCTTTCATGTGTGTATTATACCAAGTGGAGAAGGGAATGTCAAGGGAAAAATCTAGAAACAAGCAGCGCAAGTACAATGCGAACGATTACCACCAGACGCGATGCTGGTACGCATACGGCAGAGGCCAGAGCCTTCGTGACTCGGACCCATTCCACCGACGAGGGTAGCACGGCATTCAAGGCAAGTGTAGCCATCAAACCACCCGTGGTACTCTGTCCCTTCGGTGAAGGGGTTGATGGTCATATCCCAGAACTTCGCGTCTGAGGGACGGTCCCGTTGAGGAACTTCGTTCCATGCAAGGTACTGAGTGGTGAAGGAGTCTTTTCGTTTCATGTGTATATTATACCAACCTTTTTTGTGTTTGTCAAGCCCTTTGGCCCTGTTATTCTCTTTTCTTTTCCTGCGTAAGTCTAGTCTGCGTAAGGACTTAGGGGTAGGCCCCCGGCGCGAAAAAAATTTGTCAAGCACTAAATAAAAAAAGGAGACAGCCTAATGACTGCCTCCCCGAAAAGGATGGAGAGAGGAGAGAAAGGGGCAGGATTCAATGTGTTACCTACATGGGTGCAACCGAAATGGTTATCATCCCCAGCATCCAATGTGCGTCTACATGTCAATCGACCTTCCACAACACAAAAGACCGCGCTACGAATCTCGGCACTCGTTATTACGCGACCCGTTCCCATGTGCCCACGGGAACCTTTCTTCTCACCAAGTTTTCAATATCCCCCGCAGGGAGAGGCTTGCGCCTTCTTCCCATTGGGACGCTCAGAGCCTAAATATCTATTTAGCCTCGCTCTGTCGAGGTGCTAACTATACAGATAGCGGTGGTTCGTTCCGTTAGGTGTTACGAACTGACGCGAGTTGCGATAGTGCTTGTTCCAAGCCTTCTTGCAAGCGTTCAGCGTCCCCGTGTAGGAATTGGTTTGCGTCTTCAGGTCGAAAATCGTATAGATTGCCGTGGTCGCATTACCATTACCCACTCGGAGCATAACAGCGTTCTGGTTGGAACGCACGATGTTTGAGATTGAACTCAGCATATTATATCCTCATTGAGAAAGATGTGAAAGGGGGAGAGGAAAAACCCCTCCCCCGTTTGATCAGGCACCAGCCGACATTTCGGCGTTGGTGTCCACCAGACCGTTGACCACCGAAGCGATCTCAGTCTCGATCTCTGTCTTGCGCGTCTCCGCACCGTCCAGAGTTTCCTGTGCCTCAGAGCGCAACTCTTCGATCTTCACGATCCAAGCGTCATGCTTTGCAGCGCGGGCGTTGAAGGATTGAGGGCCATCCCCTAATCCTTTTCGTGCTTCGCGTATTTCGATACGCAGAGCGTCAAGCTCCTCAACGAGAGGAGCAACAGCAGGATTGCTCATGGCATCCTGCTTCGCTGCTTTCACACGCAGACGCGAAAGCTTGGCTTCCGTCTCAGCGATGATCTCAGCGGGTGTGCGTTGTTTACGCTCACTCATGGTAAGTACCTCCTTGGGTACAGGGTTAGTAACGGATTCTTTCATGGACATATTATACCAAATTGAAGAGGGTTTGTCAAGCTCTATTCTGTAATTCCTTGCCAAGCTGTCTCAATCTTCCAGCGTGTAACCATGCGGTACTCTGCGCTGGGAGGATCACCTACGAGGGGCCGTTGGGACCAGTCCCTTTCCTCCCACATCTTGAGCTTGTCATAGGCTCGGGTCTGTGTGAGGCCACCGATGGAGAGCTTATCTCCATTGTCGAATTCGATGGTCAGTCTGTAAGTGGCTTTTTTCATGTGTGTATTATACCAAATCAGGAGGGCTTTGTCAAGAGCTTTCCGAATAATCTTTGCTGTGCTTGGGGAGTGTAGCGCATCCTACGATGTGAGAGGCAGTCCATACTGTCGAGGTGATTGGTGAGAGCAAGACCAAACCGCACCCTAGGCGTGAAGTGTCCGATGCCGTGCCCCATGATGTGAACAGACACGAAGCCATCAGCATCAGGGGTGAGGTCGATGTATGCGATTGCATAGCGTAGCATTGTCCTGTTCATGTAGTCTATTATACACTAATTTTCGCCATTGTCAAGCCCTTTGGCCCTGTTATTTTCATCTATATTCGTGCGTAAGTCTAGGCTGCGTAAGGACTTAGGGGCTGCGCCCCGGCGCATTTTTCATTTTTGTCAAGCACAAATTGAAATAAAAAAAGCGGCTGCGTGTTGGGAATTCCCAAGCCTAGCAGCCGCTCACATTGCGATAGTTTACGGGCACCACGCACTTGGCCCATTCCCTAATTACTTGGGGATATACGCATTCACGCCAATTGTAACGGGCTTGCCGTCGAACAGGAGATCCGCGAAAGTTTGGTTGCCGCTACTGGTAGCGATCACAATAGTTTTTCCGCTCTTGGAAGGGCGGGGAGAAACAGAAAGCTCTACGGTGAGAGTCTTACCATCCTCGGAGAGAGAAACATTCATACTTTACCTCTAGAGAGAAAGTGTTTTGGGCTGGAAATAAATGTCCCGCTCGATGCCCAAGCCAAGCGGAAGTTTTACAGATACAAGCTCTGAGAGTGAGACATAGCCCCACTCTGCACAGTTGGGGATACCGAGATCACAGTATCCAAAGAACAGCCAATCGCCATCCTCTTGTTCGGAACCCTCCGCGATGTACCAAGTACCCGCGCCCATAGGATTGAAAAACTTCAGGACGATCATCTTTTGATCGCAAGATGTTTCCTCTGTGCTATACAGAGGGGGAAGGGTTGCTTTGATTTCTTTTGTGAGTAGTTGCATATTATCGGTTCTCTTGTGATGCCCAGAGATCATGCCAAGCGTCGATCTCTTCGGGAGTGATGGGGTTGGTATCATGCAAGGCGTTGAGTTCTTCGGTGCAACGAAGGCAGAAGCGGATTGCAGGGATGGGCTTGGACAGGGTTATCACCTGATCGCAAGCCTCGCAGAGTTGCTGTGTCATGTTTTCCATGCGTGTATTATACCAAAGGGAAGAGGGTTTGTCAAGCCTTTTTCGCTAAATAGCTGCGGACCCTGCGAGGGACGAGGGTGAGGTTGTTTGCATCATCGTCCCAGAAATAGGTCGGGTTCTGGTGTGCAAGCTGGGAGAGAATTTCAGCCTTGTATGCGGGGATATCAAAGCCACGATCTCCAACCGTGAAAACATACTCAGCCTCGACACCGTAACGCTTGAGGAGCGTCTTGATTGCAGGAGCTATAACGCTCTGCCTAGCTGTCAGGATGTATACCTTGTGCCCTTCGGCTTGCACCTGTTGGGCAAGCTTGAGAAGGGGAAGAGGGCTCGACTCGTTGAGGAGCTTATCAGCATCGGCAAACTCGATGAAGTTGGGTGCCGACTCTGTACCTGTATCGGTTGCGGTAGTCTCAAAGAGAGTACCGTCTAGGTCGAACACAAATGCTTTCTGATTGATCATGCGTATATTATAACAAGTTTGGGGCGGGATGTCAAGAGGAAACTTCGAATCCTGTTGGTGTTCTGGGTGGGGTCAGGCCCAGCAACAGCAGCAGAAGCTTTCTCTTTTCATGCGTGTATTATACCATGCCCTCGGCCCAATGTCAAGCCCCTTGTCCCTGTTTTTTGAAGATAACATACGCCCTAAGTCTAGGCTGCGTAAGCACTTAGGGCTGCGCCCCCGGCCCTTTTTTGGATTTTTGTGTAAAAGCTTACACGAAGATCAGGAGGAGAACATCAAAGAGGTAAACACGAAGAGGACCAATACAAACCAAGCGAGACAGAACGCGAGGGTTACAGAAGCATCACGAAGCACTCTAAACATATTGCACCTTGAGGTAAGAGAGAGAGTCCTTAGCGATGCTAAGAGCAGAGCCATAGCTGCAACCATGAGAGCGTTGCACAGCCAAAGCGGTTTGACGGAGAGCGTAGGAGAGACGCTCAGAGAGGGGACGATCCATAACATCCTCTTGGGAGAGGGTGAAGGTGTCGATAGTGGTTAGGTCAATTGTTTTCATGTGTATATTATACCCTAGTGAGAGGGGTTTGTCAAGTGGTAATCGTTGTTTTTTTGGGCTTCCTCAGCCTCAAGAACATCAGCGTGGAAGATCTTGAGATAGTCCAGAGCTTCGTCCTCAGGGTTGGGGCATTCACCATGACCCTCAGAGACGGCTTTCATGACACCGATGAGGTGATAGGCGAACATCCCATTGGATGCGTTCATGGCGAGAGTTGTGTTGCTTTTTTTCATGTGTGTATTATACCCTATGGAGAGGGCTTTGTCAAGAGGTTTATTGAAGTTTTTTTAGCACACCCACAGGAGGAAGAGGGGTATACCCACGAACAGTAGGAAGCTCAGGATTTCGTTGATTGCTTTCTTCATGTGTGTATTATACCCTATGCAGAGGCACTTGTCAAGGTTTTTTTGGCAAGATCAGGCATCTCCCAATCAGGGACAACCACGATGGAGGAAGCATGAACACCGCACATCCAAGCGAGGTAATTTACCATGCGAGTAAGCATAGCCTCAGGGACATTGTTGATCATGTCGCCAGTACCGTAGGGATTGCGAAGAGTGTATGTCATTTCGTTTTTCATGTGTGTATTATAACCTATCCATACCCATATGTCAAGGGCTAATGAAGGAAACTTTCATGCGTAAGTTGTTGTAGCGCAACAACTTAGGACATTCGCGCCGGAGGATATTGCGTGTCAAGGAATCCTGTTCCTCCTCCCAAGCCCCCTCATACGCAGTACAAATAGTTAAGGGACTCCAAAATTTTTTAAAAAAGCTAAGGGACTCCTAAAAAAATTGGGACTCCTGTTCTATATAATAGTATGACATTTGTAATCCAAGAAGCTTGTGTAGGAGTTAAAGACGCAGCCTGTGTAGATGTATGTCCTGTAGACTGCATTTATGAGGTGGAACCTCAGGAGAAGTATAAAAATCTTCCCATGTTCATTCATGAAGAGGAATGTATTGATTGTTATGCCTGTGAACCAGCTTGTCCTGTAGATGCAATTAGAGAACTAGACGAAGCAGAAGAACCTTGGATAACAATTAACGCACAATTATCGGAGGTACAAGATGGCTTATAGTGAAAAAGTATTAGATCATTATGATAACCCTAGAAATGTAGGGGCGTTTGATAAAAATGATGCACGGGTAGGTACAGGTATTGTGGGTGCCCCCGAGTGTGGAGATGTGATGAAACTACAAATTAAAGTAGAAGGAGATACAATCGTAGATGCTAAATTTAAAACTTTCGGGTGTGGTTCGGCTATTGCTTCAAGTAGTCTCGCTACTGAATGGATTAAGGGTAAAACTCTGGCTGAAGCTGGGAATATAACTAATTCAGATATAGTGGAGGAGCTTAGTCTACCTCCTGTTAAGATTCATTGTAGTGTTCTAGCAGAGGACGCTATTAAGAGTGCAATTAAGGATTATAAATCAAAATGATAATGATGAGTGATAAAGCTGCTATGGAAATGGAACGCATAGTTCATGAGCAGGAGCTAGGTAAAGTATTTCTGCGAGTAGGTGTGAAGGGTGGAGGCTGTTCTGGCTTCTCATACACCTTGGGATTTGATGACTGCAAGAGTGAGACTGATCAAATTTCTATTAAAGAATGGCAACCAAAAGATATTGAAGTGGTGTGTGACCCTAAGAGTTTCCTTTATCTCAATAATACTATTATTGATTTCGATGATAACTTGATGGGGAGAGGATTTAAGTTTGTTAATCCTAATGCAGCCAAATCTTGTGGATGTGGAGAATCCTTCTCGGTTTAGAAGACTATTATATAATAAGGAGTTTATTATGACAGATGAAACAAAAGCGGGTCCTGAGAACCCTGAAGAGTACAAAGAAATTTTTGCAGTTAATATCCCAGATCTTCCATTAGAGGACTTCGAACCTGATGTTGCAGCTACTGGAGATGAGATTGAAGATGAGTCCAAAGGGGCTTTAACCTACGCTTTTATTGGTGCGGGTCAAGGTGGTGGGAGAATGGTTAAAGCTTTTTATGACCTAGGCTATAAAAAGACTCTTGCAATCAACACTGCGAAGAATGATCTAAACTTGTTAGACTTACCTGATGGGCATAAGTTCTATATTGATCATTATGGTGATCACGGTGCTGGCAAGGACCAAACTAAAGCAGCCATCGCATTCGAAGCTAGAGAACAAGAAGTTTTCAATCAATTAAAGAGTATCGTGGGTGAAAATGTTGATCGTATCGTTATTTGTGCTGGTGTTGCAGGAGGTTCTGGTGGTGGATCAGTCGTTCCACTAATTAAGCTATGTAAAAAGTATTTTACTTATGTCGGGAAACAAGGGGATGCGTCTGAGAGAATTGGAGTTATTGCTTCTCTTCCCACTACTGGTGAGTGTGCTTCTCCTATTGTTGCGACAAATGCTTATAATCGTATGAAACAACTTTGTGCAATGGCTAAGGAAAAGAAGTTCTCCCCACTTATTATTGTTGATAATCAGAAGATTAAGAAGCTTTATCCTAAACTTACTGTAAAGGCTTTCTGGCCTACGATTAACAATACTGTTGCTGGCTTGTTCCATATCTTTAATGTTCTTGCCACTCAAAACTCTGATTATACTTCCTTTGATCACACAGATTACGATAGTGTTATGAAGTCTGCCGGGTGTATGATTATGGGTGTTACGGCTGTTAAAGATTTTGAGAGCGAGACAGGCGTTTCTACGGCTCTCAAGGCCAACCTAGAAACAACCCTACTGGCAGAGGGGTTCGACCTCAAGACCGCGACAGCGGCTGCTGGTGTGGTCGTAGGGGGCACCAAGATCTTTGAAGAGACTGTCGGGCTAATGGATAACTTGGAACATGCTTTCTCAACCCTTGCAGCTATTACAGGGAATGCTATTGTGCATCGTGGAATTTATGAAGATCCATCAAAAGACAAATTAGTTGTCTATACTCTTATTGGTGGGCTAAGTGCCCCTCAAAAAAGACTTGAAGAACTTATGAGTTTTATGAAACTTGATCCCTACGGGCAAGAGTAACTATATAATTATACAGAAGGAGGCAGTTATGAATTTTTATGATAAAACAGCAAAATTAGTTTACGAAGGGCATAAGAAACGAAGGGTAAAAAAAGAAGAAACTGATGATGAGATTGAACGAGATCAAGCAGACAGGGAAAAGGACGAAGAAGATGCCGAAGATGAGGAAGAGGCTAAGACTGGTCAAGCTGTAGAAATGTCAGAGCCCGGACAAGTAGTTGCCTCTAAGAAAACACGCAAAAAAGTAAAAGAGGGCGATGATTGGATTCAAAAAGCTGTTAACCCAAAACACAAGGGTTATTGTACCCCTATGACAAAAGAGACCTGTACCCCAGCACGAAAAGCTTTGGCTAAGAGATTTAAGAAAGCTGGGAAGAAGGAAAAGAAATCAGGTGGGACAGGTTGGCAAGGGAAGGTATGAGGTATCTAAATGGAAGATCCAGTAGACGATCTAGTATACTCAAAGAGGCTCAGAACACCTAAAGGAGAATTAACTCTTTTTAAAGAAGGTGCTAAATTTATTCGGCTCCCTGCGCCTCCCCCGAACTCTAGTTTATCCACTGCTAAGGATCTATTGACGGTGCAGGGAGCCACTTATTTGTGTGGACCGGGAATGAAAAAAAGTATTCGAAAGCATGATAAAGATCCTGCTTTTGCAATTAAAACTTATTTATCTGTATTTGGTCTTAGATTTGATGAGAAGTATATCCAACAGCTATTAACAGAGAGTGCGATCATTATTAGAACATTAAAGAACGAACACAATAGACCTCGGCCTTTCCAATTAGCTCCTTATTACGGAATGGATTTTGAGGTTCTCTGGAGTAGAACTAATAAGTCTCCTTCCTATCCTAGTGGGCATTCTGCACAAGCAAGATTAATTGCTGAAATATACGCAGATAAATATCCTGAACATCGTATTAATTTAATTAAAGCAGCAGAAGAATGCGGAGGGGGTAGAGTAATGGCGGGATTTCATTACCCTACAGACCACAAAGCAGGAGTTTATCTTGCAAAGAGGCTTTTCAAATCTCTTAAAGGACGAAAAGCTCCTAAGTATGATCTATCAATTGATCTCACCACTAAGCAAAGGAGAAAATAATGCCACTCAAACGATTTATGGTTCCTAGGGTTGCTCGATGTAGTAATGGATGCTGACTATACCCTATCATCATGCAGGGCTAAGGCCCAACTGATTGCATAAAGCAACCAACATGTAGATAGGGATAAGAATCCATCGAGAATAAAGTTTCCTGTAATACTTTTCCAAACTATACTTAAGAAACTCCCGGTCCAAAAACCAAGACACAAAGGGCAGCAGACTAGATCACCTAATAACGGGTGTAAGTCTGCTGCCTTTTCTCTAAATGCTTTGAATATCTTTCCATGTGTAATAGAAAAAGTAATGCCAAAGCTTACCAGTATCCAAATAAGTAAATCCATTATGATTTCCTATTCATATATTTTTGGAAGTGTATTATCTTAATATCATTATGAAAGTCTCCATAATGCCCTCGTAATAGATACTTAGTTACAGCAAAATTAGGAAACTTTACCTTGTGTCTAGGAGTCCCTGTTTTATAAATATCTTCTGTCCCATCCTGTATCTTCTCCTCAAGAAATTTAGAGGTATCTCTTTTACCTAAAGAGTAAAAAGAAGGAATAGTTTTATTATCTATGGTTAGGGGTATCCCACTTTCTAATGCTACACACTGAGCTTTTGTTAAATTACAATTATAAAGAGGGCTTTTACCATACTTCTCAAGAACTTGTGATCCGAACGCACAAAGCATCGCGCAAGGAAGAGAGGAGTAATACATTATATCAGGAGTAGAAAAATCTAAACTCTCGTATTTTTCTGTAAATTCAGGCCAAACTATATTGGTACACATTAAATGGAGATATCCATCAGACTTTACTAACGGGTTTTCTTTGTAACGATACGCAGAATTAAAGGTGGTATAGTCAAAGTAATTTTGTGAAGATCTTATAACAACTACTTGCGTTTCGTCTGTTAGGTTTGTAATATCACAAAGATTAGTTAGGGTTGGTCCCACATCTTCGGGGCATTCAGAGATACACACTATAACATCTTGAAAGTTTTTAAAGCCAGCGGCAAGTAAGGACTTGAATAACTGAGTACGGGATTCTTCATATTTTATGTTGCTTGTTACTAGGAGTTTACTTTTTTTTTTCTTCTTCTAGTAAATCCTTTACCCTTCGCAGTGTGGAAGCCTCATCATAAATGCAGTACTTTACCATAAACCAGTATAAGAATCTATCACTCATTTCAGGATTAAACCAGCTATCTGTATCAATAGCCCTCCACATATCACATAGTTTTCGTAGGTTGTATGTGACCCAATGGTATTCAGGGGTTCCAAAGCTGATGATAGGTTTTCTATACATCATAGCTTCATATCCTACACCTGAGTTACTTAGTACAACAAACTTTGCTTGGGGCATAAGGTCGTGAATACTATACTCCCCTACAACAACTTGAATATCAGGGGAAATTTTCTTAACTCGTTGAGTAATTCTTTTAGCCCAATCAACACTACTATCAGCAGCAAATCTATCAGGTCTAAAAATCGGAATATCTCCCCTTTCCATCAGTGTGCAGTATGGATGTATTTTTACAACAATAGGGTCTTTAGTAGTAGCCTGTAAGACCATATATAATTCTTCAATAACTAATAAGAGTTTATCTACATAACCAGCAAAATCTTGATGAGTAACTGTCTCATCATCGGGAACTTGCCCTATGACTAGAGCATAGTTTGTATAGTCTGTTTTGAATTCTTCTTTAAAGCATTTATCTCCCCATTTAGTAGTTCCTTTCTTTTTCCAAGTCTTAATTGTTGTATTAAGAAACTTATTAACTTCCTTCATAGGAATATCTTCAAAATCTGGTTTAGTATAGGTTGGGGTAATATAGGAAGCAAACCCTAACCTATCTAAAGTACACCGATTAAGATCAGGACCCACAGGTTTGAAGAATAAAGCTTTCTTTCTAAAAATAGGGCTTGTAAAATCCCCTGCGGTAGCATGGTTGTAAATTACAAACTTTGCATTTTGCAATAACAAATCAGGATTATTCCTCTCTGGTCTATGAAGGTCTTCGCTTGCCTCTAGGATTTCCATATCGGGATGGCACATAACCTTGTATCCCAAGGTAGTAAAAGCCTGTGTAATCCATTCGGCTTTTTTAGACCATCTATTATCTTTTACTTTACCATACTTAAATGGATAGAAGATTACATTATTCATTTATATGTCCAGTAATAAGTACAGGTAATCCTGCTTTTTGAGAAGTGATCGTAGCTACTATCTACATTATAATTTTCAGCACCATCAATAGGACAGTCCATACGACCAACTCCACCATAGGTCATAAACATATGTGTGGACTCATATCCAGTTCCAGTAAACTCTTGAAGGATAAGAGGATCATTTACTCTAGTGATTGAGAAGCTTGAGAAGTGATTGTTAATCCTAAAATTACCACTAGGACCGTCTTGGTCATTATTTCCATCAAAGGGTCCAGCAGCACCTATTACTGAAATACCTAGATCCTTATTAACAGCCCCCATGTTCCATTCCTCTGTACCTAGCAGGAGTCTGAACGAACACTTAATCCATGAGCCATCAGGAGAGCCATCACACTCTACTGGTTCTTCACAGTCGCAAGAGGAATGAGGATCTTGACCAAAGATATTCCATCGGTAAGGCTCATCGTCAATCACTTCGATACCATGATAGAAGCGCATATAATTATCGACATGGAAATCCATACCTCTTAGGACTCTCCTCCCATTTTGTGTATCAAAACGATCAAAGTATGCAGAGGAATAACTCCCACTCTGGGGAATCCAAACCTCATCAGTTACCACTTCTTGAGTTTCAGTATAGACCTCAGCTTTGTAAGGCTTTGCGAAAATTGTAGCAGTTAAAATAATTAATACAGTAGCAAATAGAATAATTTTTTTCATTAAATTGTTATCGGAAGGTTAGTATTAGCGATAAACGCCTGTCGATTCTTATGCCAAGAATCTCTTCCTACTAATTCTCCACTAGACTGGTGAATCATATCTATAGGAATTGTATAGTTCTTGTATCCTTTAAGGTGAGCTTTTGATGTATAGTGAAGGTCATAAAAATCCCATTCACCCTTGAAATATTCTGGTTTACTAAGGCCAATATCTTCCCATACTTCGGCTCTCGCTGCTAGGAAAAGACCATCTAATACTACTACTTGTCCCTGTGGTCCGTAGCTAGTAGTAGTTATTTGTATATCGTCATGTGCTGGAGTCATACCAGACCTAGGATGCTTAACTGTGGAGGTATGTTTTACTTGACCTCTGTGATATCCTGCTTGCCATCGTTCTTGGTTCCACCATATTGCGTCTGATCCTAATAAAGTAGTTCCTGCTGGCCCGATGATGCCTATTTCTTTATCTAATACACATTTTCCTAGAGCAGCGATAAACTGAGGCTTAGTACTGAGGATTTGCAGATCATCATGGCAAAAAATGATTATATCAGTAGGGGCTGCTTTACATATTGCTAACCCTCTTTTGTATGCCTCAAAGATGGAAGACTGTTTAACTATAACTTTTACTACCACCCCAAAACTAGATAAAGTACTAACTAATCCGTTAGTAACGGCTCCTAGCTTAACTTCTCTAGTACATATAATAGCAAACATCTTCATGCACTATAATAGATCGAGATCTAGAGTTTTATGGAAAAATCAGAATTAATAAAAGAGTTTAAATTATGCAAGGAAGACCCTGTATACTTTATTTCTAATTATGTCAAGGTAACTCACCCTGTTCGGGGTTTGGTTCCTTTTAAATTATATCCTTTTCAGGTAGACATTTTAGAGCATGTTAAAAACCACAGGTTTAATATTCTACGAAAGTTTCGTCAGGCTGGGTGTACGACTATTGCTGCTGCTTACTCTCTTTGGATGATCGTGTTTCAGAAGCATAAGCAAGTAGTTATTCTCTCTAAAGGTGATGCTGAATCTACAGAAGTTCTAGATAGAATTAAAATTATGTATGAAGAGTTACCCTCCTTTATACGCCCGAAAATAATTGAAGATAATAAGCATACTCTTAAATTATCAACAGGGTCTACCATTAAGTCCCGGCCCTCTGGGAAGCAGTCAGGGCGTTCTCTTGCGGGGTCACTTCTTATTATTGATGAGGCAGCATTCATTGAAAGCATTGATACTATTTGGGCTGCGGTGTTCCCCATTATCTCCACAGGGGGTAGAGCCCTTGTTCTTTCTACTGTGAATGGTGTAGGTAATTGGTTTTATGATGTATACCACGGAGCTAAAGATGGAACTAATTCCTTTAACCGTATTGATATTCACTGGCCTAGTCACCCTGAGTATAAGCGTCAAGAAGGGTTTGAAGAATTATATAAGGAAATGGAGGGTAAAGGGCTTTATGTTGATGAGTGGGAAGAGACTACAAAGAAGAACATGCCTCTGAAACAATGGCTTCAGGAATATGAGTGCGAATTCCTAGGTACAGGAGATACTTATGTTGAGGGATATTTATTGAGGAGACTAGTAGAGAATCTTAACGAAGACTATTCAATTAAATATAATAACAAAATGCGCGTATGGAAGGATCCTCTTCCTGAACATGAGTATGCAATTGGAGTAGATGTGAGTTTGGGGCGCGATAGAGATTATTCTGCCTTTCATATTTTTAATGCCTACACAGGGGAACAGGTAGCTGAATTTTATTCAAATAAAACCCCTATTAACGAACTTGCTCAGATTTTATACACAGAAGCTAATCTATATAATAATGCCC